GTCGTTCAGGGTGTTATAAAAGCTTTACCGTCAATTATAAAAAGCCTTAAGGAAGAGCTGCCGGGTATTATTAAAGAACTCGTTCAGGCAGTTGTAGACACATTCGGGGATTCGTTCCCAATTATAAAATCTTTCGGCTCTTTAATTAAAAACTGCGCCGACAGTATAGGAAAAGCTATTCCGTTTATAATCGGCGCGGTTTTAGCCTTTAAGGGATTTAGTATAGTAAAAACTGCGGCGGGACATATAAAATCGTTTATGTCTCCGTTCAAAAGTTTGGCTGATAAAATCAAGGGTGGCAAAATGGGAGACGACCTTAGCAAAACTGCAAAAGGTATGAATGATACCGGGAATGCAGCGTCAGGCAGTTCTCAAAAATTATTGTCTTCGGCTAAGGCTTTTGTGCTAATAGCCGTAGGTGTTCTTGCGATTGCTGTAGCTTTTGCAATACTTGCAAACTCAGCTATCTCTTTGGCGCAAGCCGGACCGCTTGCAATCGGAGTTATGGGCGGTATGGTTGTTGCGGTTGCCGCGCTTGGCGTAGGCATGATGCTACTCTTAAAATCGCTTAGCACTATGGGCGTAAGCGCGATTCAGGGCGCGGCGGCTATGGCGATACTTGGCGGAGCGCTGATACTAATTGCTGTAAGTTTTGCGCTGCTTGTGAACTCGGCGGTAGCGTTAGCCGCAGCCGGACCTTTGGCAATAGGCGTTATGGCTGGTATGGTTTTAGCGATAGCCGGTATAATGGTTCTTGCGGCGGCTCTTGGTCCGGCACTTACCGCAGGAGCGATTGGTTTTATAGCTTTTGGAGCGGGAATGCTTTTGGCAGGCGCAGGCGCGGTATTGTTTGCAGCAGCAATTCAAATAATGGTGCCTCCGCTTATAAATCTTGTTGCAGTTGTAGGCGAAGTCGTAAATACTATTGTGAATTCAATCGGTAATATACTTGTAAATTACATTACTGCCGCAGGCAGTGCTATAAGTGGAATTTTGGATAGTATAGGCAATATATTTTTGAAATTTGGCGAAGGCGTAAAATCTATAATTGAAGGTATAGGAAACGCTATTTCTTCAGTATTAAATGCTGTGGCCGGTATATTCGACTCGATTGGAAATGCCGCTTTAAATGCAGGAATAGGCTTTGAACGCACCGCAAACGGGTTAAAGATAATATCTTCATTGTCGGTTATAGACCTTGGAAAATCGCTTATAGCCTTAGGCGATGGCCTTGGTGAACTGGCAGCGCACGGTAATGAAGTTATGCAGACAGGTCAAGGTTTGCAAACATTAGTTTCAGCACTTGTGGGCCTTAACGAAGCCGCGTCAACTGCGGGTGCGTCTATAATTATTATAACTGTGAGTTTATTAACGCTCGTATCGGGAGTAGCTTCACTTCCCCAGATGTTTTTTAGTGTCATTAACCCAACCCAGCAACTTATGACAGCGCTGTTGCAATTAGCCGTCTCATTTGTATCTTTGGCGGCAAATATCGTATTGCTGCCCATTTTGTTTTTGGGTCTTATGGCGCCAATAACGGCGTTGACAGGAGAAGTTCCGGGCTTGGCAAGTGCATTTCAAATTTTAGCGGCGTCATCAGTTGTTGCCGCGGGAGCTTTACTTACTATAAATTCTGGTTTAACTACGGTATGTATAGACTTTAACACGCTTAATACAGCCGTAACCGTGGCGTGTCAAAAAATTGTTACGACATTTACGGCTTGCGGAAATAGAATAGCGGCAGTGTGTACGCGTATTGTATCGCAGGCGAGAAACTGCGCGAGCGGTATTAAATCGGCATTCAGCTCTGTAAACTTAAATTCGACAGGCGCGAATATAATGAACGGTTTGCTAAGAGGTATGCAATCGCGTTCAAGCGCGGTCTTGACGCAGGCACAGTCTATAGCGCGGTCTATATCATCAACTATGAATGCGGCGCTTGATATTCATTCGCCGTCGAGGGTTACAATGAAAACCGGAGCATTTGCAGTTCAAGGGCTTGTTGTAGGTATGAAAAATACTATTCCGCAAGCAGAGACAACCGCGCGGGGGGTAGCGTCAAGTGTAGGCGCTTCCATGGACGTGGAATTACAAGCATATTCGCCGGAGAACAGCAGAATGGCAAGAACTTTTTACGGCGGCGATACTACAATCGCGCCTGTGTTCCAGCTTGATATTCACGGTGCAGTCAGTGAAAATGACAGAACAACGGAAAGAACAGTAAAACGCTGGGTACTGGAAGCCTTGGAAGCCGCGGACGAGTCAATGCGCCGTAAGCAAAGAGCGGTACAGGTACTCTAAATTTTTAGAAAGGACTGAAATAAAAATGGCCTTGATAAATGGTATCTATATTCATGTAACAAATGAAAGCATTAATACAGAAGCTGAGGCGTCTGAACACTCAATCGAAAACGGGTCCGATATAACGGACCATATAAAAATTAAGCCTGCTGAGGCGTCATTGTCCGGTAAAATTGTAAATTATACTGCGCATACATCAGAAAACAAAAAAGAGCAAAAATCAATTAACGCTTGGCTTAGTCTTGTAAAGCGAGACGGTTCCGCTTTTGATACAATGAGCTTTGACAGATTGAATAATGAGGTGCTTGCTTTTTACGGCGGCGCAAATTGGCGCGATAGCGGCGATATTCGATATTTAGACGAGAATGATAATGTTATAAATTGCAGTGCGGCCGAAAGTACAAAAATTTATACGGTTAGGTTTGAAATGGTAATGCCATATGCCTCAACCATAAGAATACAAAATGCTTTTAAACAATATTGCTGCTTTAATATTATCAACAAAAGCACAACCGGCTACAATGTACGCGACTATGACGCGGACTCCGAAATTATAAATGATTTTGTACTATCTAATACATATAACGGAGAATCTGGCAGAGTGCGAACGGAATTCACTAATTACGATATGGAGACTAACGTAATAAGTTCAAGTGAAGAAAAAAGTGCGGCATGGGTGCTTGACTGCCTGAAAAACTGGCAAAAAAATGGCGCTTTAGTTGTATATGAAGGCAGAAATTATCTTGCGAATTATCAAATACGCAGTTTTAATTCTGAGCACCCTAATACAGTGACCGGCGGTGCTGACTTTAGTATGACGCTTCGCGAATTTAAAGGCGCCGCGAATAGTTATGCCGGCGCGAACGGCGGCACGCAGCAAATATCGCAGGGCGACAACTCAGAAATGTGGTACGAAGTTCAGCTTGGCGACAGTCTTTATAACTTAATTTCAGAATATCGTAATTTGAAAAGAGAACCTATTGACGGTACGGCGTATACAACTATCGATTGGATAATGCAAAAGAATCCGCACGCTTTTGATGTTCCGAACGATTGCACTACTTTAAAGGCTTACGAGAAAATTTTGTTGGGGTACAGATAATGAAAAAAGATAGAATCTTAATTAAAAAAGCAAACATTCCATACCGGTTTTCAATCGCTCTGCCGTCGACAATGTTTGAGCTTGAAATCAGGTACAACACAACAGCCGATTTATTTACTATCAGCTTATATAAAAATGATACGCTGATTTGTATTGAGCCAATTATATACGGCGTACCGCTTTTTAAACAACTCTACCAGCCGAGCACATATCCTACGTTGACTATAATTCCGGTCGATAACAGCTGCGAAAATTCAAGAGTTACATGGGCTAATTTTAACGAGACAGTGTTCTTAGAAGTCAATAATGCAGGTGGTATGGTATGAGTGAAAGAGTATTTGAAAACGGCAGTACGTCAAGTACGTCGCGGCTTATAACGGCCTTAAATCTTGCGCTATCAAGTGAAAATATAGCTCCTGCTATCCCGGAAGGACAATTTGGATTTTCGGCTGTAATAGAGACAGATAAAACTATATTAGACAGTAAAGAATTTGATTTTGAGTTTGATATACCGTTTGACGACGATACTGTGCCGAATGAGGCTGAAATTAAAATTTATAATTTATCGCAGCAGACACTTAATAATTTCAGAAAAGGTAATACGCTGACGATTACGGCCGGCTACGGTGCGGACACGGGAATTGTTTTAAATGGTAAAATATCAGCTGTCAAAACAAAGCATAGCGGAGTCGATAAGATTACAACGGTTTATGTTTTGGACAACGCAGACTACGAAGACCTTGATATTGTTGAACAGACTTTTACGAGTGGCACGACTGCGAGTTATATTTTAAAAACCTTGCTTGAAAAGTTAAATTTGAATATTGCAGTATTTGAAATTCAGCGAGACCACAAATACGACAAAGATGAATCTGTGAAAGGAAGTATAACGGAAGCAATTAAAAAGTACGCCGACATATGCGGCGTATCAGTATACATACATAAACTCCAAATTTACTGCCGCCCCATTTGGCAAGGTGACAATATACATTTTACAGTATGCGCCGAGACCGGAATGATAGGCAGCCCCGAGCAATTTGAAGAGGAAAATACAAATGAAGAATATAAGGACAATGTAACCGGCTATAAGATTCAAATGCTGTTTCAGCACAGAATGGCTACAGCGGCTATCGTAGACGTATCGAGCAAAGACTGTAATGGCAGTTTTAGAGTTTCTGAAGGCACGCATAGCTTTGACGGGTTGTCCGCGACTACAGACATCAAATGTATAGAAAATATAGTAACTGAAATTGTTGAAACAAGTTCGGGCGTAACATCCGGAAGCGGGTCAGCCGGCGCGGCAGGCTCAGCAGTCGCGGAAGCTGTCATAAAAGCGGCAGAGGGTGAAATCGGAACGACGGAAACGGGCGATAACAACAACCCGTACGGTGCGAATCTCGGTATGAACGGCGTGCCTTGGTGCGGTATCTTTGTAGCATGGTGTTTAAAACAAGGCGGATTTGGATTGCCTTCGTTTAATTATGCGTCCGCAGCCGCATACGCATATGCGGCGCAAAAAAGCGGTTGGGGGACGTATCACGCGCAGGGAAGCGGGTACGCGCCTAAAAGAGGTGATATTTTTGTATGGAACTATACAGGAAACGACTTCAGCGCAAGCGGTCACGTTGGCTTTGTACGCTATGACAGCGACGGCGGTACATTTGATACTGTAGAGGGCAATTCAAGCAACAGAGTAAATACAAGAACGCTTAACACGGCGAGCTATACCTTTGTAACACCGCCGTGGAGTTAAGGAAGGGCAAATAATATGAATTTTGTTGAAATGCTTATTGAGAGCAAAATTGTAAATATTCATACCGCGTTTATCGGTAAAGTATTATCGGTGAACGGCAATATTGCGCGTGTACAGCCGCTCACTTATTCAAAAAATGTAAGGGGCGAGCTGAAAGCGCAGACACCAGTGGCCGTATATATTCCGCAGAATATAAAAGTTAAACAGGAAACAATAACTTATACGACAGGGCAAGACAGCTCAAAAACTATGACGGTTATTGTACCCGCTGCCGTAACAGACGGCGATATTGTATATTGTGGTGTATCGGAAAGAGATATTACCGCTGAAAATTTAGGTGGTAAAACTGCTAAGCCTACGCGTCATCACGATATAAATGACAGCGTCATCTTGGCTGTAATATAAAGGTGGTGACAAAATGAAAGGCTTTAAGATAGTTGACGGCGATGTATCGATTACAGACGGAAATATTGATATGGCAGAAGATACGGAGCTTGAAATTCAAACTATGAAAACTGTGCTAAAGACAAATAAGGGCGAGGACGTTTTTGACGAAACGGAGGGTATAAATTTACGCCAAATTCTCAGTAAAGGCGCAACGGCAGATATGGTTAAAACTCAAATTAAAAACGGTATAAATCAGGTTGACAAAAATTATACCATTGAGGATTTTAACTATAGCTTAGATAAAATCACGCGTACTGCCACAACAAATTTTACAGCCAGAAAAACAGACGGCTCGGCTATCAGTATTAGCAACAGTTATAATTAAGACGAGGTGATGATATATGAATATTGCAGATTGGGGGTTAAGTGAAAAAGGATTTTATTGCCCTACGTACGACGAAGTTCTGGCAAGCAAAATCAAAAGTGCAAAAGAGCTTTTTGGCGAAAACATCTGTACTGATAATAATACCGCTTTAGGCAAATTTATTCGCCTTGAAACCGCGTATGATTTAAAGCAATTTGAGGAAATGGAAAAAATCTATTACAGTATTTCACCGGTAACGGCTACCGGCGTATCACTTGATAGGAATGTCAGCTTCGCGAGAATGTCCAGAAATACAGCTATCGCGGCAGTACATAAAATAAGAATTTACGGTACTGTAAATCACATGCTCGGCAAAGGCACGTTGGTTAAGTCACGGGGCGGTATTGTGTTTTACACAGCGGCAGACTGCGTTATATCTGAATATGATGGTAATCAAAACGATATTGAAATGTACTACGGCGAGGTAAACGTTCAATGCACCGAAGCAGGAACGGTGGGAAACGTATACGATATAAACAGCCTTGTGTCTGTCGATAATGACGTAACGGCTATCACATATGTATCGACAGTTACGGACGGAGCTGATACCGAAACCGATATCGCGCTTCTTAACAGATATAACAATGTCGTCGACGGTATGGGAACAAACACAAAAAGCGCTATTATATCGGGGCTAATGAGAATAAATGGGATTCATAAAGTTATTATACTTGATAACCCTACCGACAGCGATATTAAAATATCTGATTATTTAACTATTGAAAGCGGCAGGTACGCTATCATTATATATGCTAATAGCGGATTGGACACAAAAATTGCGGAGGCGATTTTTAAACGCAAGCCGTTTGGTATAAAACAAAATGGAACGACAACGGTAAATCTTAAAGACGAATCGGGAGAAACGCACGCAGTAGTATTTTCTTATGTCAGAGAGGTACCTGAAAACATAGAAGTCACTTGTACGGTCAGCAGCGAATTTTCAAGTAATGGTATTGAAAATATTAAAGCTAATATTTCTGAATATGTAAACAATTTAGATATAGGCAAGCCGCTTATTTACAGTAAACTGTATCAACAAATTTATTCAGTACCAGGCACGTCAGAAATTACAAAGCTTACCGTAAACGGCGCCACCGATTCAGTTTACCCGGCGCGAGACGAGATAATCCGGGTTAGTAATATATCGGTATCAATCACGGAGGGATAATTCCAATGAATATAAATTATGATGACCCTATTAAAAATTTACCGGACGCCTTTAAGAAGGACACCGGCAGCAATAACTATAAACTGCTTCAAATAAATAAAAATACAACCGATATTTTAAAATCCGCTTCGGCGGATTTATTTAATGCTCTAAATATCAATAACGCAAAAGGTAAAGTGTTAGACGCTATTTATGGCGGTCGGGTACATTTACAGCGCGGAACTCTTAATGATAAGCAATATATAATACGGTTACGCGCTAAAATGATGCAGAATATAGTTAACGGTTCATTTCCTGATTTGGTTGAATCCTTGGCATATGCGTTGCAATGCGATAAATCTGTAATACATATTGTTGAGAGCAGCACGCCGAATAAAGTTAACATAAAGGATATTCCTCTTGGAACGGTACTCAGTGCAGGATTTACAACTACGGATATTATTGCAATAGTTGAAGATATGCTGCCACTGGGTGTAAAAATCGAAAAATATGGCTTTACAGGGACATTTGAGTTTTCTGATATTGATAACGAGTATGACCCTGACAAGGGGTTTGCTGATGTAGAAGGAAATATAGGCGGATATTTAGGGCTAATGGAAAGGATGATACTATGAATTTTACAAACAAGCCGCCCGAATGGGAAAATGAAGGTACGGAGCCGACAGAAGAAATAAAAAAAATGGGCTTTCAGGCGGGATATAAACCGCCAGCTGCTTTTTTTAATTGGTTCTGGAATAAAACAGGTAAATGTATAAAGGAGCTTCAGGAAAAGCTTAGCTGCGCGCCTATCCCATTATCGGGTGTATGCACTACCGCAAAAGGCACTACAGGGAAAGTCGTTACGTGCCCCGACTTTAAAATATATGACGGCGCAAGAATAGCCGTTACCTTTAATAATGGAAATAGCGCAAATTATATGACGTTAAATGTAAACGGAACAGGCGCATATTTTGCGTGGTTCCCGATTGGCACAAGTCGCGCTTACAATAATGAGTTAATTTCAAAATTTATTGTTGCTGGCTGTACATATGAGTTCATTTATCAGGACGGTGCAACTCCCAAATGGGTATACTGCGGCATGACAAGTATTCCGATAAATGACGAGACCCCGACATATACGGAAGCAGAAGAGCGTGACAATCTTGCAAGCGGTGAAAAATTGTCTACTGCTTTTGGAAAAATTAAGAAATGGTTTGCGGATTTAAAAGTAGTTGCATTTTCAAATGACTACAACGACTTGGATAATACGCCTACAGCCTTGAAGAATCCAAACGCCTTGACTTTATCTATGAACGGAACGTCTACAAGCTATACGGGCGAAAGCAGCGTAGCAAAAACGTGGTACGCCCCAACGACAGCAGGTACGGCAGGCTATATTCCTATCAGTAATGGAAGTGGCGCGCCTGCGTGGAGGCAGCCTGATTATTATGGGGTATGCTCCACGGAGGGCGCTACGCGAGATAAAGTAGTAGACATACCTAATTTTAAACTTGTAAACGGTGTTCGTATTAGAGTTAAATTTACATACTCGCATGCTATTCTTGCGTCTGGCACTAACGCTCGATTAAATGTTTCAAATACTGGCGCAAAAACAGTATACTTAGCGAATAAACTTGTGAGGGGCTATTACGGAGTTCCTAATGCCTCCAGCGCTGACACCTCTATGTACCCGAACACTTGGGACGAGAATGAGGTAATTGAGTTTTGGTATGACGGTAGTTCGTGGCGAAGCATACCAGAAACGCATATACTTGACCCCTTAGACGTAAAATTAGTTCGCGCATCATGTGTGACTTGGAATACCGCCGGAAATACAACGTATCTCCCTAAATTTCTCAATAAAATAATACGAAGCTGCGATTTTTTTGCAGATTCTTCAAATGCTGCGTCTATTATACAGGAAGCATTAAGGCATACTGCGAATGCTGGCAGGCTATCTATAATTACCACTTACGGTAACTCGTATTTCACTATAGATGATAATATTTATATAGCAGAAAGCCAAACAGAGTCATCTTTACGTGCACCTCGAAAAGTTACTATAGAAGGGCGTTCTATGGTTAGCACAAGTAAAGCGCGCCTTGACTTTAAAAATAATTGCAGTATAAAAAACGGCGGGGCTACTAGCCCACAGCTAACTCTTAAAAATCTTGAACTTCAATTATACTGGGGTATAGGAGTTGGAGTTCAAAATACTACTTTTATAAATTTGGGTACAGGCAATGGCAGCGTACTTATACTTGAAAACTGTGATATATCAATATCTGAGTCGCAAGTTTCTGAGCTACCTGCTTTTATTGCTGACACTATAATAATGAAAAACTGTAATTATAGCTTAGAAGCTACTGAGCATAGTCAATATATGTGTTACTCAGGTATACGGTGTAACCGCTTAGAAATAGACGGCGGCTCAATAAGTATTACTAATGATTGTAGTAATACAATAAATCCCGACAATTTTGAACTTAATTTTATTTACGGCTCTAATGTAACAGGTTACATAAAAAATTGTACAATTAACGGCGCAGGGTCTTATAGAGTATCAATAATTGACAGTCCATATATTGAAGTAGCCACTTGCGATATTACGTTAGGAAATAAAGCATCTTTATGCCATTATACAACGAGTACCGAAAAAATTTATACTGCACTTCGAGATTGCACAATAAATTATACTGCTTCTACTTACTTGACTTTCGGTAAAATAACGGGCTGTACTTTTAAAAATTCAAGTACCGGTTATACAACTGATGCCTATAAGCTACAGGTACTCTGCCCGGCGCAGATAACAAATAACGCATTTGTGGGCCGCTCAGAAATGAATTTTAATGGAAATAAAGTATTATTCACAAATAACATACTGCAATACTCTCAATCTTATACTACATTTCCTACGGGCAGCGTAAACGCAAATAATATGGTATCGGGCTAAGAAAGGAGCAGTACATATGGAAATACTTGATAATTTTGTAGTCAAAGATAGTAAAATACACCTTAATCAATACGCTCTTGTTATAAGACATTATACAGCTTTAGCTAAAGAAACATATACGGATAAAATTTATTATGTAGATGATGAAGGAGCGCATGAACTTGAAGTCAATGTAGTACCTAAACATCAGCTTTTAGAGATTATTTCTAAAACAGAATTGGACAATTCTCAGTATTCGTATATGGAGGGTATTGAGCTAAAAACGCAAGACTTTAATAGGGAAATCGAAGAAATTGCTTCGTATGGCAGTCTTGAAGCATATCAAGCTTCATTGCCTGAATATGTCGACGATTTTATGCTTGATATGGAATGCCGTATGACAATGGTAGAAATGGGTATTCAGTAAAAAGGAGGTTTAATATTATGGAGCATGGACGTTCTTATGGGCTATGCAAGAAAATTGTAGCAGTCGGAAAAATGGATAAAGAGATTATGCTGTCAAAGTTTGATATTCTTCTTATATCTGGCGGCTTGACAGAAGAAGACTACAAAGAATTAGCCGCAGAAATAAATAAGACGGAGGAGTAAAATGGAGGACTGTATAACACGAGTAGAGCATGAAGAATTTGCGCGCCGCATGGAGGACGAGCATAGCCGACAAAATAAGCGGATTGAACTGCTTGAAGAAAGTACAACACGCATAGCCACGCTCAGTACATCAATAGAAAAGCTTGCTGTTAATATGGAAAGTATGCTTAATGAACAGGTACGGCAGGGTGAGCGGCTTGAGGTTTTGGAGAGCCGTGACGGTGAGATGTGGCGCAAGGTGACGGCATATGCGGTTACAATGGTTGTAGGTATTATAATAGGGTATATTTCTACCCGAATTGGATTTTAATAATAGGAGGAAACGGAAATGGAGAATTTGTTGGGAACAGCAGAAATGATGAATAGCTCGGACTATAAGGAGAGATTTAAAGCGGAATATTATCAGGTAGTAATCAGATATAAAAAGCTGAAAGCAATGCTTGAGAAGTGGGATAAGGGAGAATTGAATTTCAATCCTACCTGTCCGCGCAGCATATACAATATGCAAATTAGAGCCATGACAGATTATATCGCAGTTCTTGAAGCAAGAGCAGTTATTGAAGGCGTAGAGCTTAAAAATTCAATTTAAACGGAGGAAGGGAAAATGAAAGACACATTTAAGAATTGGATAAAAGCGGCAGGAGTAAGAGCGGTTAAGACGGTTGCGCAGACAGCCGTTGCGACAATAGGTACATCAGCCGTTTTGGGTGATGTAAATTGGGTAATGGTCGCTTCGGCTTCGGCTCTGGCGGGTGTGTTGTCACTGCTGACAAGCGTTGCGGGTCTGCCGGAAGTTGAGGATTGAGGTGCAGAATATGAGAATAGGAATTAACTGCGGACACACAGTAAGCGGTCAGCCCGGATGCGGAGCTGTCGGCTATATTGATGAAAGTGTTGAAACAAGGAACGTTGGTAAAAAGCTCATAACCTTGCTTAAACAAGCAGGTCATACGGTACATGATTGCACAAACGATTATGCACCGACTACGAGCAGTAACCTAAGTCAAATTGTGGGACTGGCAAATAAGCAGCCGCTTGACCTGTTTGTGTCGATACACTTTAACGCAGGCGGCGGCAAAGGTACGGAGGTTTATACATATGGAGCGGCACAGCATACAGAAGCGGTTAGCGTATGCAATGCCCTTAATAAGCTCGGTTTTGTAAACCGAGGTGTAAAGGACGGGTCAAATCTGTATGTTGTACGCAGAAGTAACGCTAAAGCTATGCTGATTGAGGTGTGCTTTGTAGACACACAGGCAGATGTGGATTTGTATAAATCATTAGGCGCTGAACGTATTGCGCAGGCGATATGCACGGCGATTACAGGGCAGGAAGCAAATAATGAGGAGGATATTGACATGACGAAAGCAGAAGAATTTGAAAAGAGAATTGCGGCTCTCGAACAAAAGGTGAATGAGCCAGAGATGATTTACAACTACATCGACAAGAACATGCCATCATGGGCGCATGAAGCAGTTCAATGGTGCGTGGATAAAGGTATTATTCAGGGTACGAACGACAAGGGCAGCCTCGGCTTGAACGACAATAAGCTCTGGCAGTGCGTGGTGATGTACAGAGTTGTTAAATTTATCGGCAAATTGATTAACATGAAAATGTAAGAATAATATAACGGCCATACGGTGTCCATATTCGCACCGCATGGCCTCTTTTTTATTTGTAAGCTATTTCTATTACTTAGTAGGATATATCAAAATATGGATAGTTTATGGGCTCCATACAAGAGCCCGAGTATCTTCTTTAATTATATAGGAAGAAAGTCTTTTACTGATTGTAGTAAATACGCATAGGAGAACTTACTGAAATCAGTAAAACCTCGGCTGTTTTGTCGGCATACGAAATCAGTAAAATACGTTAAAATAAATAATGTAAGGACGAGCTGACAAGCTCGTTATTGAAAGGAGTGAGGTGAATGAAGACGCCGAATATGGCCGAGACTCTTCGAGATGAGGCTAAGAGGTCAGAGCGATTAAGAATCATACTTATGGCTCTTGACTGTGAAAACCTTGAAGAGCTTATTAAAAAGCTCAAGGCCGAAGAGCAAAAATAAAATAGCCTGCGGCTCTACTTGACACAGACCGCAGACTATACAACCGAAGCATGCCCGGAACCTTACATCCGGTCAAGCTTCATATATTATACCACATATTTTTAAAGATGTAAACACTAAGGAGGCAAAAATGACTGTAAGAGAATTTTGCGAAAGATACCGCAACGGCGATTTTTTAATCAAGGACAGAAATGTTCAAATTGAAGCGGGTTGGTATGATTGGTTTTGCAGCGACACGGCTCTTGCCGGAAGATTAGCAAAAATCTGGCATATTCTAAAAGGCATTGACAGTGATTTTATTCTGGATAATTTCAGAGTATGGTTTAAGAATAACTGTCCTATAGAAGACCCGCTATATGATGACGTAAGATTTGAGCCTTTAGATGAAAGCAAACGCGATAAAATGTATTTTGGTATAGCGATTGACGATAAACGCAACGCGCATAAATATACTGTCTTTTCGGCAAGAGCGGACTATAAAAATGAAGCAGGATTTGATAAGGTCAAAGACGTACGCGCTTTTATCAACGGTTGGGAAGACGCTTTAAAAGACCCTTTGTTTTATGTACGCAAAGCAGCAATACATAAAGCTCAGGAGCAAGCTACAAAAGAAGCAACAAGCGGTTTAGTAAAATGTCTAACTGAGCTTAACGCTGTATTGGAGGAAGGCCAGAATGACGAAGCAGGCAAATAACCAGCAATTTATAAAAATTTTTAATAAGCTGGCGTATCGGTTTTCGCCGTGGGAGGTGTGGAAAGACTTCATTGTGATGTTTGCTTGTGCCATATCAAATTCGCTGGATAAGACCCATTATGAAGAGCGCGAGGCTTTGTACCTGAAAACGATTCAGAAATATAATAAAGAAGAGAGAGAGCTGTTTCCTCAGCTTGCAGCAGAAACAGTCATTGCTTTAGAGGAAAATCAAGAGCAAGACTTTCTCGGCAATATATTTATAAATCTTGGGCTCGGTAACAAAAGCGGCGGGCAATTTTTTACACCATATCACATTTGTGAACTTATGGCTAAAGTTACAATCGGTGATATACTGCCGCAGATTAAGAAGAACAGTTACATAACAGTTTGTGACCCATGCTGCGGCGCAGGCGCAACCTTAATAGCCGGAATACATGAAATACGAAAACAGCTTGAAGGAAAACTTAACTATCAGAATCATGTGCTTGTGGTAGCGCAAGATATTGATTACACTACGGCGCTAATGTGCTACATACAATTATCGCTCTTAGGCGTAGCCGCGTATATCAAAATAGGAAATACTTTAACCGAGCCGATGTGTTCAGATGATACGTTAGCGAATTATTGGTATACACCGATGTATTTCTCTGACGTATGGACGCTTAGGCGGATTTTTAGAGGCACGGAACTCTTATAGTGAAGGGAGGTGATAAATTGGGACTGAAAGATTTGCGACTTGCAAAAGGCTTTACACTTCACGGACTCGCAGAGGTAAGCGGCGTAAATTATCAGAAAATATGGCAAATTGAAAATAATGTCATTAAGTCTGAGAATATTGCGCTTAAAACCGCTTTAAAATTAGCTAATGCCCTTGAATGTGAGCCGGAAGACCTAATGAAGCCGGATAAATAGAGCTTTTTACTGATAATGGTAAAACCGCATAGAACAATTTACTAAAATCAGTAAATCCTCGAGCGCTTTGTTGGCATACGAATGCTGAGAAACACGTTATAATAATAAATGTAAGTGAGTAAATCATTTATAATTCGAGGACGAGCTCAGAAAGGAGGTACATAATGGAAGAGATGAATATCAGTGAAATCTTTGCTGAAAAATGCGAAGAAAATCAGACGAGAAAAATCCTTGAGATTATGCGCGAAAGCAAAGACCTTGATGAGGCAATCGAAAAGGTAAAAGACTTACTTAACAAGTAAGCAAAAAGTGAAAAAGCCCCGACCGCGTGCTCGTCCACACGGTCAAGGGGCGCACATTGAGGGCGAGCCCTTCAATGAAATTATTATAGCACATGTTTTTCACAAAGTAAATACTTAGGAGGCAAAAAAAATGAAAACTTATAAACACGTAACAAGCGGCGAGCTTGCAGAACTCTTTTCAGAAAACACAAAAGCTGTTATCCTCAAATTTGAAGACGGCACTAAAAAGGAAGTAGCGCAAATTACTTTCCGCCGTTGGTGGAAACTTGTAGAGGACAAACCAGAAGAAACAGCGTCCGAAGCGACTACAGAGGATAAGTCTATGAAAATGTCAGATGTTATTGATAAGCTTGAAAACTTATTTAACATTCTGAATAAGGCGTACTTCGGCGGCGAACTGCCGAAGCCGGTTATCACGGTACAGTCCACGCCTAAATCATACGGTCATTGTACGACTAAAAAGATTTGGAAGTCTGAGACCGAAGCAATGTATGAAATCAATATCGGTGCGGAATACCTAAATAGACCTTCTGCTGATACGGCTGCAACTATGTGTCATGAAATGGTACATCTCTATTGCTTGGAGAACGAGATTGCCGACACCTGCCAGAAAGGCCGTTATCATAATAAAACCTTTAAAGCAGAGGCGGAATCAAGAGACCTTGAAATCGGATATGACCGCACGGTAGGCTATTCGCATACTGCGCCTACGCCTAAATTCGAGCGGACTCTTAAAGATAATAACTTTACGCTTGAAGCTTTATTTGCAAGAGCCCTCCCAGAGCAAAAAGTAAAGCGTGAGCGCGAAAAAGCTAATACATACGTATGCCCTATATGCGGTCAAAAGGTGAGAAGTACGGCGGAACTAAACCTGATTTGCGGCGACTGCGAAGTTCCTATGGAAAAGATAAGTTAAGCGCGGTGGGGTATGACCGCCCCACTGCTAAACATAAGAAAGGAGAAACACGATGAAAGGATATAAGGGCTTTAATAAAGATATGACCTGTAGAAATAAACAGTACGCAGAAAATACTGTGTTTGAGGAAGCTGAGGCGGAAATTTGCAGCAGTGGTATGCACTTTTGCGAAAATCCGTTTGCGGTGTTGGACTACTACGGTTTTGTTGGAGCTAATGGCGCATTAAATGAATTTGCAGAAGTAGAGGCTCTGGACGAATGTAAAACAGATGATAATGAGAAATACTGCACCAAAAAGCTTAAAATAGGCGCAAAAATAGGTATCACTGGCTTGGTTAAAGCATTTGTAGATTTTACATTTAGTAAGATTGATTTTAAAAATGCTTCTGAATCCAATACAGGCAACTGGTCTGCAGCGACCAATACAGGCAACTGGTCTGCAGCGACCAATACAGGCGACCAGTCCGCAGCGACCAATACAGGTTACCGGTCCGCAGCGACCAATACAATACAGGCGACTGGTCTGCAGCGACCAATACAGGCGACCAGTCCGCAGCGACCAATACAGGTTACCGGTCCGCAGCGACCAATACAGGCGACCAGTCCGCAGCGACCAATACAGGCAACTGGTCTGCAGCGACCAATACAGGTTACCGGTCCGCTGCAGCGGTAGGCGGGAACGGCTCTGTTGCTATAGCGACAGGCTATGAAAGTAAGGCAAAAGCAAATGTAGGTTCTGCTATTGTTGTATGCGAAAGAGATGATAATTATAATCTTATCGGTATAAAAGCTGCTATTATAGACGGTAAAAATCTTAAAGCCGATACATATTATACTCTTATAAATGGAGAATTTATAGAAGAGAAGTAACAAAGGTAGCAGGTTGCAACAAATCTGCGGCTGAATGCGCTACCGCTAAAAGCGTTGATACATAAGGGTTTAAAGGCTATTGCAACAAAGGTAGCAGAGAAATCTTAAAAAGATTTTTTATAAAAGTAAAATATAAGAAACGGAAAATTGTACCTGCCTGCGTTTGCATATATGTGCGTAAGAAAATTCGTTGCATTTGTTGCTCGACTACCTAAAAGGAGGACAGACCTAAAGTCTGTCCCCTAATTGGGCAGTCAGCACAAAGCCATAAGGTAAAACAATAATAGCTGTATCTTGTGTTCGACCAGTGATAGGGTTGCTCCACCATAAAATAAATCGCATTTTATGCGGTTTATTTTTGTATATACACCTTTTTATACAAATGCTGATTGGATTTTATTGATGAGAAGGATGAAAATAATGAAGATATTAGATTTTTATTGATCGTCAAATACCGATTGGTGGGAATGGAAACCAAATGGAATGAGAGTAATAAAGCCCGATGCCCCAAAGGAGGCACAAGAGAGTTACAAACATTATTTAGAACAGATATCCGGAGAACAGGAAAAATCATTATAAACATAAATATTGAGGTATTTTTATGAGTGAATTATTTGATAAATGGGAAGACGATATAAAAAAGTATTGTGAAATTAATAATTTAAGTTTTGAAAAAGCCAAGAATATGGCGAAATGTTGGGGAAAAGATGATTTGATTTTACAATATTATGATAGTTCAAAAAATAATGGAAAAGGTTTAAATGATGAGATACCTCTGCCGATTGTGTTAAAAATTAAAAAGAAAGATAACGTATTGATATTTGAACAAACGGAATATACCAATAAATATTTATCTAAAAATTAATTACTATCAGTTTTTTGAATTTTAGTAAAAAAATATTGACAAAATATAATTTTACATATATTATGATAACAAATAATAGCAAGGGAGAAATAAATATGAAAAAATTAATATGTTTGTTGGTGATATGTGCTAATTTAGTGGGAGTAGTAGTTAATGTATCGGCGTATTCGGATTATGATACAGAAGAAACAAGATTTTTAAGAGTTATGGACATTATGAACGGTTACGAGGACGGAACATTTAAACCTTATAATGTACTTACGCGCTCTGAAGCTATAAGAATAGTTGATGATATGATGGGATTCAGCGATGAAACATCATATACAGGAAAAGAAAATTCAGATTTACCGTTTAGTGACATATCAAAGGATTCGTGGGATTGGAAGTATTGGAATTATGCGTACTGTAACAGTGTGATAAGTGGATTTGAAGATGGTACGGCACGACCTAATGATAATGTAACGTATGCACAATTTGTAAAAATGTTGGTTACATCAATAGGATATGACTTTTATTCAGAGGCAGTTGGAGGATATCCGAACGGTTACTTCAAATATGCTGAAAATTTTAATATTACAGATGATATAAATTTGAATTATGATGATGCTATTACTCGCGCATCAGCGGCATTATTAGCCCAAAGAACAATGAACACACCAATAATGGAGTTTATTTCTAAACCAATATCAACAATATTGTCGGAACAAAAGAGTGAATTTGTTGAAAGTAAAATCTATAACGGTACAGGTGCAGATTACAGAACAGTTCTTACAAAAAAGAAATGTTATAATGCTGACGTAATCATTGAAAGCATATCGGGCGATATTACTACGGCGAAAATAGTCAATGCAAGAAATTTTTGCGACAAAGAATACAATGGTACGGAAAATTACAGTTTTGAGTTAAACACAAACGGATATGAATTATCAGAAAATGAAAAATACAATGTGGTTGTGGAATACGTTGATGATAAGTATATATTAAAATTTGTACAAACGATAGATTAAAATACTTATTTAAAGATTGATAATAGAAAAGGTAATAAATATCTATGCTATATAAATTTGATAATGATAAATATGAACTGTGCAAAAAATATATAATGGAAGTATATGATGGGAATAAAAAGAATGTTGAAATGTATGATGTATCCAAGAGTATTATAGTGAGTGGAAATTCAGTAAATGATTTCATGGATGCTGCAGATTATGCTATAATACATTTCGGTATGATAAATCAAGATTATTAGAGTGATTTAGGTTGCAAGTTACAATTTTTGTATGATGATATATACAGACAAACAAAGATTAATAAAAAGTCTGAATAGTATTTGATTAACAAAGGAGACACAGATGGCATCGATGGAAGAATATTACGGTATAATTCATATAAATGAGGTGAAATAAAATGAATCACATAGATTATGCTTATATAGAATACAAGCAGGCGGATGAATGTTGGTGTTTTTTAAAACATACCTTTTTACGATTCAAAGAAGATCCGATTTTTGTGGAATATGTTGTTATAGACGGACAAGTGTATAAAGCTACGAGGTGTTACGGAAGTCCTCCGCTTGTAATTCAAATTGAGGGTGAATATGAATTCAAAGACTTAAATGTTGGATTTATGATGCCGTCTAAAAAAGAACAACAAGAG